ATGAGGTCTTTCGCCTCTTTCTCCACTACCCGCGCCGCCCGCTCCAGGGCTTCGCGCTTTTCTAATTCGACTTCCACCGTCAACCGCCCGATATGGGCGATTGCTTCAATCAGGCTGAATTCTCTCACGGGTTTTTCACGCGCCAGCGGAGGGCGGTCCAGTCGTATTCGTTGCCTTCAAGCTCCCCGAACACTACGCAATGCGCCATCCGCTCCGCATGATCCATTTGGAATGCAACGTCATACGGCACCCCGTTCTTAACGAGCCATAGGGCTTCGCTAAATCCAGGGTGCATGACTAGTTTTTTGCTTCGGCCGCGACCGTCTCCGGCGAGCGGGCGGCAATCTCTTTGGCTTCCACCCGGCGGTTAAGCTCCAGCGAGATAGCCACGAAGCCGTCATCGCCCAGGCGCGCAATCGCGGCTTCCACGTCGCGGTCATTTAGCGGCATCGGCGGAGCCGGAACGTCATCATAAGCCACAACCGAAACCGCCAGGGTCGCCAGCCGGGGATAGGGGCCGTTTTCCGCCTGCAATGGCCCAATGGCCTTGTAGATGCGGGCTTGGTCCAAGATGCCGAGAGACCGGAACGTGATCTTGCGCCCGTTGGCATCGGTCACAGTCGTTACGTTCCCCGCCGCCGCCGCAATGGCGGCGGAGGGGGACAGGGGGGCCGGCGGAGCCGGGGGATTTTCAGACATGATTACAGGCTCCGGCGAGTGCTTGCGAAAAATTCCAGCGTCTGTTTCACGCTGGAATCAGTTTGCCACGTCCCGGCGTCCGATAGAGACATCGAGACGCCAGCGTAGAGGTATGTCGAAAGCGATCCGTTTACTTCGGTGACATACTGGTAAATCGTGCCGGTCCCCAGGACGCCGCCAGCCCAAAAGCCCTGCTCGATTGTCGCGATCAAGTTGTCGACCGCGCTGGAGCCGCGCTCCACAGTGAATGAGCCGGTCCAGCCAGCGGGCGGGCGGGCCTCGATTGGCGGGCCGTTCAGGGGGTCGACGTGAACGGTCTTCACGACCTGACGAGAATTGAATCCCGTCACGATGGAGAGCGCGACTAGGCCGTATGGCCCAATCAGGTTTAGCGCACAATCTTTACCAAGATTGAAGGTATTCGTTGGCATTTATACTTCCTAGAAGGTTGGCGTTGCCGGCGAATAGTTCGGCTGTGTGGTCGCCGTGCTTGGCTGGACGACGGTTTGACCACCCTGCAAATTCACAAGGAATTTTTCGTTGATTGCCGAGTAGGTAACGTTCGCGTTGGCTTGCACATACCCCAGGCTGGTCATCGAGAGCGGGTTATTCGTTGCGTTACAGATGACCGAGTAAGGCACCGCGCCGCTAGGCTGCGCGTTAAGCTGGCCGGCTTGCAGCATGTTGCCGAAAAAGGCCAGCAAGGTAGAGCCGATCTGTTGCAACAGCGTTGGCGTAATCAACATGCCAACGAAAGCGCCCATCCCGGCGGCGAGCGTCGCGGCGATGTAATTCGTCAGCCGAGTATAGTTGTCGCCCTGAATAGCGGCGTTCGTGCTGGAGTTGTGTCCGCTCCGGCATCCCCAATAGGAACCGCCCGGTTGCGGATTGCAAATAACGTCGATACCCGCCGAGATGAGGGTTTGAAGCTCGATCGTGCTGTAGCTGTTAAGCTGCGCCGAACCGGGCGGGCCGGAGCTTTGCGATGCAACTACGCTGTAAATCTCTTTATTCAAGCTGGACTGTTCTGGCGACAGATTGCCCAGGCGCCCGGCGGCAAAGCCCTGCGGCGAGACTAGCCGCTGCACGTTGTTGGTCTGGTCATTCCACCATAGCCAGTCACCAAACATCAGCTTGCACGAATAGTCATCGAGGCCAACCGCCGCCTTCGTGGCAACCGCGTTGGCGATCGTGTCGCCCATCGGTCCCGTCAGGATCATGTAGGCGCCGATCTGATACCCGAACGCCGCTTGCGTGGTGTATTGCGTGGTATCAACAGAGTCCGCCAGGACAACGACGCTAACACCCTGATTTTGCAAGCAATACATGCCCTTGTAGGGGCTTACGTCATCGCCAATTTCGGTTGACGTATCGACGCCAGTTGCGCCATCGGTGCCGCCGGCAAAGGCGAAGGTTGCGGCCATTGGCATTGCCGCGACTGCGGTTGAATCGTACGATGCAACAATAAGTTGCGACGCCGAGGTTGACGCGGTGCCGGTGTTGATAGCGGACACAACCGCCATCCAGAAGGTTGCGAGTTCGGCGGCGGTCGCGCCGGCTGGCGGGCCTGGAATGTTGTTGAAAATCTCCGGATTAAAGCCCGGCATGGCAACAACGACTTGCCAGGAATTAGGGGCGGAGCCGGTCATCAGGTTTACGGTCAAGCCGGAAGTTGGCGTGGTGTTGCCCTGTGAGCCGGTATAAAGCGCGGTGAACATCACAGCGCCGCCGCCGGCCGTAGTGGTCGCCATCGCCGCCGTGTCGGTTCCATCGGTCACGCGGACGCCGACGAAGGCCGCCGCGCCCTGCTGGATCGCCGTCGCCACCTGAGTCCCCATGTCATACATGCGGGCCATGACCGGGCCGTATGTCGTGGCATACTGCGACGCATTGCCAAAGATGGAGGGAACATCAACGGGTCCCCAGGACGCAGAGCCGACAACGCCAATGACGTTCGTGGGGACGCCGTTTAAGTTCAAATTCTGCGGCGGAACGATCTGCACATAGAGATCGGGAACAATCAGCGCGGTTGTATTGATTGAACCGGCCTGGACAATCTGAGGCAATGGTTAGCCCTCCGGCGTGCGGGTTGGCGTCGGGTTCGCTGCCGGGGGCAGAACCGGGGCATAGGTGCGGCGAACTACCGATTTGGGATTTGACTTGAGGGCGGCGGCAACCGCTGCGGGAGCGGTAATAATGGCGCCTTTGGAGTAGGCGCCAAACGGCGCCTTTACCACGAGGGTCGTGCTCATTTATTCTCGTTTGTTATGTGGTTATTTGTGCGGGGGTAATGGAGGAAGGAAATCTTGCGCCGAATGGAACAAGCACCGCGCTTTGATTGATGTTCGCGAGGCCACACAAGAAAAGCAGCGTGGTTGCCGGCATCGTCTTCAACGTCGGATATTCGACGGTATAGGTAATCGCCCGCCGCCATGTGCTCGCAACGCCGGGCACGTCATCGGAATGCGTCGCGCGGTAGAGAAGCCGCCCGGCGCTCCCGTCATCCAGCGGAAGCCAGTCTGTGTCAGCCAAGGTCGCATCAAACGCGGCGGCGGTTGCGTCGCGAAGCGCGGGGGTCGGCGCCCATACCGTTACGATAAACCCTTGTTCCTGCCGCCGCGTCTCCTCGATTGCCGCCACCGTTACGCCAGTGCGCGCCGCCTCCAGGCGGGCCGGGGAAGGCACCGTGAGCGTTGCGCCGGTAGCATGGGGAGCAAGGGGCGTGCCGTAGCTGCCAACGGCGCCATAGGCCAGCCCAAGCCATTCTGAGGCATCGCCCGAGCCGAAGCCGCCAGCGCCGAGGGTGCCTAGCGCGGTGAGCGCCATTGCGAACGATGCCGCGATTGTCGCTGGCGTGTCCGAGCCGGCGGCGAGGTAGGCATAGCCAACGCCGTTCACGAGCAAGCCAATGACGTTGCCCGGCGTGGCGTAGCCGCCGAACGTGACGGCGTCTCCCGAAATCGTCGCCGTGATCGTCGCCGGGGGGATCGACGCGGGGTATTGCCATTGCTTCGGGAACCGCGTGGTCTTTTTCGTCATGTTCGGCGGCGGATAGACCGAAATATTGACGATTCCGTTCTTTAGGTCGGCATCCAGGTTTTCGCCGACAGGCCAGCCGTAATAAATCCGGGTCGGTGCGCCGGTTATGCTTGGGGATGCAACGCCGTTCGGATAGATCGCGGTTGCAATCAGCGAAACAAGCGCGTTCGCCACATCAGCAACGTCCGCCATGCTCTAAGACTCCCGGACGGTTGCCGAAATACGCCATCCCAAATTCGTCAATTCTGCGTCGCTTACTTGGTAGCGCAATCCGGTTGTGTCGGTGATGTAATCGTTCGTCATGATCGCCACGCCTGCGAACATCGGAAGCAAAATTGCCTTCCAGGGCATGCGTGGCGATCATAACGAACGATTACATCACCG